GTCCTCTGGGGGCTATGAGGGCACAACGGGATGGGCGTGGAAGCGGGCAACCGCCAGCGAACCAGCAACTTACAATGTTTCCAGCACAGCCACGGGATCATCAAGAGCGTCGGTTGTCTCTTATCACGGTTCTACTAATACCGTAGAGTTCGACGGAACCGCCCCTTACACCAGCAACAGAGGTGCGGGATATGCTGCTTCTCCTGTGAGTGCCAATTCACTCGGAGTTGCGTCCGGTACGGCTGGCCGTCTGCTGGTACATGCTTCTATAACATTTAATAATTCAGGCTATACCTCAGCAATTAGCGCCCCGCCAGCGTCACCGGCAACATGGGCGGATAGAATAAATGCAAACGGCAGTCCAGCCATGTACATTGGCGATGCACTTGACTCAGCCGGCACACATACAGCAGATGTAGCAAGCTCGCATACAACAAGCGGTGACGTTGCACAGTGGACGGCTTTCCTTATTCCGTTGAGGGAGACGACTGGTGGTGGCGGGGTAACAACAGACTCGATTGATTCGGCAACCTTCGCGCTCACCCCCGGTACAGTCGGCTCGCTGCATCATCACGTTACTCCGATTGCCAGTGCAGCCTTTGCGCTTACAGTGGCGGCAGTTGGCTCACTTTACAACCACGAAACGCAGGCCGAGACAGCCAGTTTTGCCCTTACCCCGGCCACGGTTGGTAGCCTGCACCATAGCCGCACATCGGCAGATTCGGCATCATTTGCGCTGACGCCAGCGACAGTTGGCAGCCTGGCGCACAGTCGAACCAGTATTGACTCCGCGAGCTACACGTTTACACCCGCGACGGTGGGGTCGCTCTACAACCACAAAACGCTGATCGAGTCGGCAAGTTTTGCGCTGACGCCGAGCGTGGTGGACAGCCTGTACAGCGGTGGAGCGCCCACAACGTCCGCAGAGTCCGCTAGTTTCGTCCTGACTCCCGCAACCATCGGCAGCCTGTATCATCACGTTACGCCGGTCACGTCGGCGAGTTACGCACTGACACCGGCCGCAATCGGCTCGCTTAAAGCCTTTGCCCTATCGGCTGAGTCCGCAAGCTACGCCCTCACGCCGAGCACCGTGGGCGAGTTGCATCACCAGGTAACTCCAATCGAATCTGCCGCGTATCTGTTTACGCCAAGTGTGATCACTAGTACATATGACACTGGCGCACCATCGCCAGGCGCAATCGCATTGACTCAAAGCAGTCGTGGGGGTATTGTGTTGACTCAAACTGGTCGTGGCGGATTAACATTGACTGAGGGTATATGATCTACGTTTATCAAAAAGGCGATTTACGGCGCATCGGCGGCACATTCACAAATGCTGCCGGAACCCCGACCGACCCTACGACCATAACATTCAAATACACACGCCCGTCCGGTACAACAGTAACATTGGTGTATGGCACTGACGCAGCGTTGATGCGTACGTCCGCTGGCGTGTACTATGTCGATTTGGATATAACTGAGGCTGGCAAATGGTATTACCGTTTTGCCGGCACAGGCACCGTGCAAGAGGCCGAGGACGGCCAATTCAATGTCGAACCGAGTGGGTTTTAAATAACATGTCGCCTTGGAGTAGCTATGTCAGCACTTAAATTATATGCGGCACCTGTAGTTGAACCGCTAACTCTCGCGGAGGCGCGTGCAGCATGTCGTATTGAGGACGTTGTGCATGACGCGGACGATATGCTTCTCGGACTCATCTACGCGGCTACACGTGCTGCCGAAGGCTACACACGACGTGCATTGATCACACAGACGTGGGATTTGACACTCGACTTTTTTCCTGAATGGGTCATCTATATACCGAAGCCCACGCTACAGTCGATAACATCAATCACCTATGTTGATGAGAATGGCGTCACACAGACGCTGGCGACGGATCAATATATGATCGACGTCAACAGCGAACCGGCCAGGATAACCCCGGCATGGGGTACAGTGTGGCCTTCAACCAGGTGGCAAATGAATGCGGTCACGATCCGATTTGTTGCCGGCTATGGGCTTGCAGCAGCAGTACCGGAAGGCATCAAATCATGGATGAAGATACGCATCAAGCATCTGTTTGATAATCCGGACATTGTGCTGATCGGAACGCGGACGCAAATATCGGAATTCCCACGTTCCGTAGTTGACGGACTGCTGGATGAGTATTCTGTGCAAAATTTTAACTGGGAGGAATAAATGTTACCTGACCTGACTGGCAAGACTGTTCTGATCGTTGGCAATGCACCGGGAATGGGGCGCGAGCTTGTCGCAGCATTGCGGGATGTGGATTACACCATTGCCGTCAATCGCGGCGTGGTGCATGCACCCGACGCAAATGCGATGGTGTCCATTGACGGTAACTGGCCTGATGTTGCAGCAAACTTCAAAGGGTTGCGACTCGTTGGCGTGCCTGTCGATGATCCAACTGCAACATTCGCGCATATGCCACATGAGGTCGTGACGCTCGGCCCTGGCAATGTGGTGCATATTCGCAATAATACCCTGTCTGCCATGCGCATTGCCGCCAAAGCTGGCGCAAAAAGTATCGTGCTGTATGGCTTTGACCCCGAAGCATACGAGGCGAAGCACTCGTTCCGAGGCTTCGTTGAAGGTTTGGCCGCACTGACAGCAGAGTTGGTCGAGACAGGGGTGGCGGTGGAGCGCCGGGCGATTCGTGCCAAGCCACTGCCGGCCAAGGGGCGCGCAAGTGAATCTGAATGAACGCGCCATAATTGAGTACAAGGTCGTCACCAAAGACCCCGTATTCAACACCGACAGCGTGGCGTGGACGCAATTGCGTGGGACGTGGTGCGACATCCAGGACGTAATGCCGAGCCGCGATGAGCGTCTGCGCATGGGGATTGAGTTGGCCACACTGCGCTCGCGTATCCGTATTCGCTATTGCAGTGATGTGGATAGCTCGATGCGCTTTGTGATCATGCGTCGCAATGAGACAGTTTGGAACATCATTGGCGGCCCGGCTATCCTTGGAAACAAGCAATGGCTGGAATTCCTGATTGAGAAGGTTTCGTCATGATCTATGTCAAAGGATTGAAGGAACTGGCGCAAGCCCTGCAAACAATCCCTGTAAAATTGGAACGCAATGTCATGCGTGGCGCGATGTATGCGGGGGCGGCGGTGCTACGCGATGAAGCGCGCGCCAACGTCCCGGTGTCGGCACCAAGCACCAATGGTCGCAAAAAATACGGCGGATATGCAGGTGCGTTGCGTGACAGTTTCCGGGTTGGCACCAGATCCAAGCACAAAATCATCACCGCATACGTGCATGCTGGCGGTAAAAAGCGCGCCGACGTGTTCTATGCCACATGGGTCGAACGCGGCACAAAGGCGCATTGGATCGACAGTAAATCAGGCTGGCTCAACATCAACGGTCAGCGCGTTAAAGCCCCCGTGCTGCATCCTGGCGCACGCGCGCACCCGTTCATGCGCCCGGCACTGGATAGCGGATCTGGTCGGGCAACCATCGCCATTGCCAACTACATCAAAAATCGCCTGGCCACCAAGCATGGACTGGATATGTCGGGCATATCTGTGGATGAAGAATCATGAGTAAGATATGTGACAACTGCATGGAACGTTTTGTACGAGGGGGCGTTCGGTCGCACGAAGCATACTTCGTGCCAAATGCCGTGCCACAATCTGAGCACGGCATTTGCGAATGCTGCAATATGCCGTGCTCAGATTGTGTAGATCGTCCTGATTTCTCAACACCGAACGACACCGTGTATTGGGCGCGTCAATCATGAGCGGCGTTGGGATCTGCGTTGAATTGCTGACAGCCAATGCTGCGCTTATTGCCGCCGTGCCTGCGACCAAAATATTCGCCGGGGCTGTGCCGGTAAATACGGAACTACCTGCCATATCTGTCGCAAGTGTCAGCGGCATACCGCGCAACACTGTCGCCATGACTGAAACTGGTAAGATGGTTACAGAACGCGTGCAGGTCACGGTGCTGGCCAAAACATACCCGCTGCAGAAGTCTTACATGTTACTTGTTGCCGATGCGCTGCCAAATATGCACGGCACTGTGAATGGTTTCGCATGCGATTCTATTGTGCCGGATAACGAAGGGCCGGATTTTTATGACGACGCCGCCATTATCTACGAGCAATCTGCGGATTTCATGGTCAAATTTGTACGTTAGTGCCTCCCGCCAGGGACGTTAGTGAGCACTTGCTTTAATTTACGGAGGCATTATACTATGTGCCGCAAGTCCGTAACTTAACCGAAAGGAACTATCATGGCAGAACGTACAGTAATTAATTCTACGGCAGGCGCGACGCTTGCCATAAGCGCGACCATCCCTGCGACGTATGACGCTGCCGGATATGGTGCAACCACAATCACATACACAGCAATTGGTGAAGTCGAGACGTTTGGTAATCACGGCGTAACTGCCGCCGTTACCGAATTCACACCCATCGACACGTCGGTTGTGGCCAAAGTGAAGGGTTCCAAGAACTACGGCACCATGAGCACAATGCTTGGTTACATCCCAGGCAATGCCGGTCAAGTGCTGCTCAAAGCCGCGTCCGAATCAAACGCACATTACTCTCTCAAAATCACATATCAGGACACGTCGATTCATTATCTCGACGTGCTGGTATCGAAATATGAGAATCAAGACGGCACCGTCAACGACGTACAAAAACTGAGCGTGGATTTTGCAATCTGCCGCGCACCAGTAATCGTTGCACAGCCGTAACCGAGCATAGGCGCGGTGGGATTGCCTTTCGCGGGCAGTCACATGGCGTACTAGCAACACCGCCGCGCACACGCGCGGCACTTACAAACCCGCGAACAGGAGTAACAAAATGGATATTAAGTTTGAGTATGCAATTGATCAGAAGGTGATCACACCATTTGCACGACAAGGCATTGTCAAAATGGCCGGATTTGACAAAGGCGGCACGTGCTATTTTGTAACGACCGACGTTTCATCCGAATGGTATTATGAACATTTGCTGATGGCTGATTGTCAGTAAAAAGAAGCAGCCCTATGCTGCAGGTGTGGGGCACCAATAAACCCGCGAACAGGAGCAACAAAATGGATATTCGTACAAAAGCAGTAAATCTCACCGGACGTCTGCATTTGCGCGACGCCGACGATGAGTTGATGTTTAACAAAGACGGCAAAGAATGTGCAGTGAATCTCTTTGGCCCAGGCAGCAAGCAGTTCGCCAAAGCACAAGCCGCTCAGGCCAATCGCTTGATGAACAGGATGAAATCGAAGGGTAAGATCGAACAGACCGCCGAGCAGAAGGCCGCAGAGAATGCTGAGTTTTTGGCAGACTGCACCGATAGCTGGGAGAATGTTGAGTATGGTGATCTGGAAGGTCGCGCCAAGTCGCACGCTATCTACTCCGATCAGGAAATCGGTTTTATCGCAGATCAGGTTGCCAAGTTCATCGGTGACTGGTCAAATTTTACAAAGAAATCCGTGACGATCTAAGTCTGTATGTCCGGCACAGAGCGTGGTTAGATACTGCGCCGGACAACCCTGATGAAAAATCGAAAGAAAAACTCCCGACACGGCGGGTCGCATACGAGGCAAAAGACACATATGTTTCAATGCCTGACTGTGATGCGTTATATTTAATTGAGTATTTGTTTGATGTTGGCCCGGTGACGCATGGTGGTATGGGTGATGCACCGTTGTCACACCTCGAACTGAATGCTTGGCAGCAAAACATTGGTATTGAATTGCAACCTTGGGAGGTACGCGTTATGCACAGACTATCGCTGGAATACCTTTCGGAATCGCAAAAAGCAACCGCATACGATGCGCCGGCACCCTGGACTGATGCACCCTATGTTGTATCGACACCAAGTGCTGCAGCGATCCGCATGCAGCGTGCGATGATTGAATTGAGCAAGCAATGAGCCAAGTCGTCGGCGTACTCGAAATTCAACTGATGGCGGGTATGGCTCGCTTGTCTGAGGATATGCGTCGCGCCGAAAAAGTCGTCGGCGACTCTATGCTCAAGGTCGAACGTTCGGCGCATTCGGCCATGTCTGCGTTAAATAAGATCGGACTTGGCGTTGGATTGTTCGCAGCAATGGAACAAGTCAAGCAATTGTCAGATCGCTACACCAAACTCGACGCCCAGCTTCGCCTGAGCACCAAAACCCAGCAGGAATACAATACAGCGTTGAGTGACGTTCGTCGCATATCGACTGTCGCCCAGGCGGACATTGGCGCAACCACGATGCTATACACGCGACTGATGAACACGCTGCAAGGCACCGCTGTCACCCA